CCTGAAAGAACTTTTCCTTTCTTGCTAAAGTACTCAACTAATATTTTTAATACTGCTGGTTTATTCATCTTGTATATCCTCTTGTGGTGGTTGTCCACCTTCTGTGGGGTTAGCTGCGCTACCCGCTATGTTAGCTGGAACTCTTAAGTCATCGTGCCCTTCCATGGGCTCTTTGCCTAAAGCGTCTCTTGCTTCGTTTGGTGACATAATTCCTGTGTTAACCAAAGTAGCATAATAAGCTGCTTGGTCTCTTAATTCAGGTTGTAATGCGGGAACATTAGTAATGTCCTCACTTAGTTCAAATCCGAAATAACGTTCACAGGCATATGCTATTTTTCTTACTATAGGGAGAACTGTCTCCAAGTAGTAAAGTCTATGGTTAGGTCTAATGTTTGCATTATTACCACCGTCTAGAAGAATAGGTGGAACACCTAAGGCCTCTAGAATTACCTTTTCGTTAGCAGCTATAGAGGGTTGAAAGTCTAATTCTTTAAAGTTTACTTTAGTTAGACTATCTACTTCTAAGCCACCATCTAAAATAAGAGGTCTTCGACCCCCATTTTTAGGGTTGTATCGTGTTGCCCAGGACTGCAACATTCTTTCTTTGATTTTCTCAGAAAGAGTATTAGGGCTTTTAAGCACTAATCCTGGAACTGCTCCATTTTTGAAGAAGTTATCTTGAAATTTTCTCATGCTATCCATCAGGTACATTGTTCTGTACGCTGGTTTAAGTCTAGGTACACCCCTGTATATTGAATGAAATGAGTTTTCCTTAATATGTATAATTTCTTTCGGGGTGTAGTCTATATGACCATCATATACATACTTGCTCACATAGGTCTGAGTATCAGCCTCTATGGTAACATTTTGCGCAGGCAAATGATAAAGATGGACACCATCATAGTAAATGAAGATGTTACCATCAATCAGTAAATCAATAATTAGATTTCTCTTAAAAGTATTGATATCCTGAAAAGGGTTTGGTTCTTTATTCAGTAGTAAATCTACACGAGTTCGTCGAACATTATCTACAACTGGTGTCATTCCCTGAACTTTAGTACCGACATCATACATAATATCTGCTGAATCGTCCACTATCATATTGACAGCGCGATTGACTACTTCTAGTTCCTCGTAAGCGGATCGATAATTATCTTTCTTCTCTCGAGTATTTATTGCTAGTCCTTCTTCCAGGCCAATGAAGTGTTGAGCAGGGTTTAACTTCTCCTCTCTCTCAATGCCTAAGATTCTATCATACCATGCCATATTTGTCTCTCTGTTTCTGCACCCATCGTTTTTGTTTAAGTGCTGTAACTAGTTTTGGTCTTTTACCATAGATACTATGCAACCTTATGTGATGAGTTTTACATAAAGTAGCAGCCTCGTTATAGATCTCGTTAGTATATTCTTCAATAAACTCTTCACGAACATCCATTATTTCATCGGCTGATGTTATAGTTATTTTATTTCTTTCGAGCCACCCTGTTAGAAGCTCAGTCATTCCGTAGAAATGGTGAAAGTCTAAATGTTCTGTGTCTCCACAGATAAAGCACTGAGTGTCTTTGTTATATTTAGCTTTCGCTTTATCTCTAACGTACTTGACTAAATCCCTTTTTAAATCCATAAATTCCTAATTAATAAAATTATACCAAATTTTTACCTTTTTGTCAACAACTATTTTTTCAATGGTCTAATATTAAAAACTGGTCGCTGTCGTCTCAAAAGTATACAGCGCATATCTAAGCGCGTCACTCATATGACTTGCCATATTGTGTCTTGGCTTTTCTTTGAGTAAATTTGGGTTTGCATCCCACTGATACTGATCTACCGCCGCTAGTGTATGCAGGCATCTTTGATCCACAATCAACTGGTTGTTGTCTATGATGCTAGCCGCATGCCCTATACCGTCTAGAACAGATTTTTTAGCATTAATAGTAGAAATATCATAATTCTGGGCAAAGTCAAATCTAGTCTGCTGAGCCGCTGAATCGATATAGATATAGTCTATATCATATTTCTTTATTTTTTGTTGAATTTGTATTGCATGCTGTTCAGTGGTTTTTTCAGCATCCATGTACTCGTCTATAAGGTAATATTTTTCTTCGTCCCAATCGTATGCTATTATGCAGAAAGCTGTAGGGTCTTTATAACCCACATCTAATCCCGCAAACACATCCATGTTACTAGTATCTAACTGACTTAAATCAGCCACACACTCTTCAAAATTAAAGTTCCATACCTGTCCTTCGTAAGTATTAAAGTCAGCCATATACTCCTGAGCAAATTCTGCTTGGGACATAGCTTTTTTAGCTTCTCTAATATCTTCGTCACTAAATCTAGGGTTCTCGTGGTAGGTGGCTCTGATAGCACACCAGTCATGGAATTCATCATTGAATCCTCTATTCCAAAATTCGGCAAACCAGTTATTCCTACCACGAGGAGTAGAGATAAATACAGCTTTACTGTTTGGTTTGTCTAGGGTAGGACGAAGTGCCACATTGAAAGCATCTTTACCATCTGCTAATGCAGCTTCGTCAAATATGATTAAATCGTAGGAACGACCAACAGTTGAATCCACCTGATTAACTGAGCCCATTCTTATTGTTGAGCCATTAGATAGCTCAATTATTTTGTCTTTTGCGTTATCTCTAACTACTTCTAAATCAAAATGCTTAATCAGTTGTCTTTGAAGATCAAAGGATATTTGAGATAGAGCATAATTGGGAGACATAATTAAGATATTCGAGTTTGGCACGAGTGATACAAGCTGCCCAATGACATTCGTAATATAGGTTTTACCTTGCCGCCTTGAAATGGCTGCGCATACGAATCTGTACTTTGGATTGTTTATTGCGTTTATGAGAGAGATTTGTGCCGAATTAGGTGTAATACCTAGTAGGTCTAAATAACTATTGATGGGTAGTTTAATGAACCTCTCGGCTGCATTGAACTCCATTAGTTGGTCACTTAGGACATCCGTTCTACTTACTTCTAACATTAATGAATAGTTTCTTTTTTGTATATATCTTTAATTAAATACCGATTTGGTTCTTCTTGAATGAATATTTCATTCTTTTCACAGAGTCCTAATAAGTATAGGTAACCCATACATAGGTTTGTCATAGCTTCGTCTTCTTCACCATAATGACCTAAATTTTTAGCCTTCTGGTTTATTCGTCCAAGCGTACTAGTGGCAACAAACTTAATGTCTTCTATCCACCTAACTCTGTTTTCGTCGAGCATTAACTGCCCACGTTACACGGTGTACCAACAACAGTTACTGCGGCTGCAAATATCTGATCAGTTGGATTTTTCTTTACAACTATGTTATCTAGAGATTCTAGACTGAAAGTTGCGAGTGTTACATCTGCTGCATTAGCAATAGTAATGAGTGCTTCAGCTGCTGCTGTGTTCATTAGTCTTACTTCTGTTGCATCTTCAAAGGTGGAAGCTGCTCCGACGTTTATGCCGCAGGCTGCTTGTGCCCCTAGAAATTTAAATGATGCCATTATCTTCTCCTATTTTTTCTTTGGTTGTGCTTACGAGGGATTCGAGGTGCTGATGGCTTCTTTCTTTTAGCTGCTATCATCTTATCGTGTATATCGACCTTTCCATCCAAATTCTTATCTGAACCATTTAATACATTCCAAACTTTTCGTAGTTTGTCTTTTAATTTATTTATCATTTTTTATCTTACCTGAAATTATGATTTACGGTGATTGGGCGTACGCTCGTGTATACGAATATACTGGTACGCCCACTCTTTCTAACTGTTTGCGTGCTTACGCGTTTCTATTCTGACTTGTAACAAGTCCAGAATCCATATACTAAACCAACTATTGCTAAAATTTTAGCTACGCTGCCAGTAAATAATACTAGACCACATACTAGGATAAGTAAGAATCCGTCCCATGACGTTCTTTCTGCTACCCTTTCTTTTACAAAAGCTACGAGTTTGTTAAAAATATCCATTCATTTCTCCCATTTTTTAAGAGGGCAGGTTGCTCTCTTAATCCTTGCTTTAAGGGGCATAAAGCATTTACATACTTTACATACCTTAAATTTGTTAAGATGAATACAAGTGTTGCAGACTTTAAGTCTACTTGTTTTCATCGGTTTGAGGCGCAGTAATTGTCTTGTAATAGACTACTACATCCTTCAATTCTGTGATATACCTTTTTAATTCTTTCATGTTGATAGACATAACTTCATAGTCAGGTACTGTCATGGCTAGGAAGAGTACTTCTCCCTCTTGTTTTTCTATTCTTGCTAACTGGTCTTCCCAGTTATCTGGAGTCACCACGATCCATAGTGGTACACCTAAATTTATTTCTCGCGGCATGACGGGTTGAACAAAAGTTCGTTCCATCGGTTTAGCTGTGACTTCTATCTGTTTAGTCGATAGTAGACTGCAGCTGGAGGCCGCTATCAAGATCGTCAACAGTACTGCTGAGGTTCTCAATGTCTTCAAATGCGTGTTTTGTTCCATTATTTATT